CATACTTTTTTATCATCAAATATTTTTAATATATCTTTTTTAAATGCTTCACTAGGATAACCACCTGATGATGGAGTATCAGGTATAACACAAATCTTAACTCCAAATATTCCAATTTCAGACATCATTTCGTTATCAAGTATTTTAACCTTATTAACTCCATTTATCATTAAGGCCGTGTCTTCATAATCTTCTTTAGTGACACATCTTTTTTGTGTCTTATAAACAGTTGGAGTATTTTTCTTTATTTCATCTAAAGATTCAGCCTCAGAAGCACCATTAGCATATTCATCATTTGTTACATTTATACCATTGATGATAGCATTTGTTGAATCATATATAACATCATTTATAATATTAATTGTATAAGGATTAACATTATGTGTTATATCTGCACCAGTAATATAAGTAACATCAATTTTCAAATTTTTAGCTGGATTTTTACCATAAACACCATCACCAAATTTTATAAACGCATAATAATCGCTGTCATAATCTACTGTATAATACATAGCTTCATTATTTTGTTCATCAATAAATTCAACATATTCATACTCAACATCATCAACAAAAACAGATTCAATTTTATTAACGTTATTATTAATTAGTTTGTATTTGTATCCAGCTATTCCGTTTGATATAAAAGTATCAGTATTAATGTTACCTGATTTCGCTGGTACTGTAACATATAATTCATCACTATATAATACAGCATTTTCGGTTGTATAAAAATTAATATCACCAGTTGAACATCTAGTGTATTTAGGTATTAATATATTATTTATATGTGTATTTTCTAAATAAAATTTAAGTGTAACTGATGATTGTGTGGCTGGGGATGGTTTATATCCCATAGATTTAGCATGATTATATACTGCTGTTCTAGTTTTAGCTGTAGGTAGAAAACATTCATTAACACTCATATTATTATAGTAGAACATTAAAGTAGCTTCATATGCAAAAGCTTCTAATAACTCAACTCCAAAGTTACTAGCAAGAAAATCCTTCCATTTACCAGGTAAATTAGTTTTTATTCTATTAGTTAAACCTTCCATTATTTCTTCAAAGTCAATTGGTAATTTTTCTATATTTCTTAAATCTAGATTAGACATCGTTTAAACTAGTCCCCTTATCTAATAGTGAAATTGAATGTATCACTTATTTGTTTATTTTTCAAATTATAACTTATTGATATATAAATAGTGTGTTCATCTATATTTGGATTAAAATCTATATTAGTTATATTAATTCTTGGTTCTTGTTCACTTAACGTGTCTAATATATTTTCTCTTATATCTTCTAACAAAAAACTATCTAAAGGTTCGAACAACATTCTTTTTAAACTAGAACCAAATCTAGGTTGCATAACTCTTTCGCCTCTAGATGTCCCAATTATTCTTTCTATACTTGCTCTTATTAAGTCTCTAATATCAATAGTATCTGTTATTCCTGCCACATAAGTATCGCCATTATTTATTGGCATAGGACCGGAATAACCCACAGCTTCTAATTTTTTAGGGTATGTATATTCATATGGATAACTCATTTAATCAAATCCTTTTTAATTAACAAATACATTATCGCTTCCTGAAACATGATTACCAGATTGACCACATTTTTGACATATAGTTGTGTCGGTTATTCTTGTTTTAGGTTTATCATTAACAAATACATTAGGTGAACCTTCTATTGATTCAAAAGTTCCACCATGAGGGCAATTTGTTGGTCCAGTATCACCTAATCTATGACATTTCAAATCATTTATAAATACATTTGGACTACCTGTTGCATTGGTACCACTTCTACTATGTGGACAACAATCTTCACCGATATTACAGATACCTACTGTTCTATCACTTATTCTAGTTGAAGCTGGCATAAATAATCACCTTCATATAATTAAGTTCTTAAACTGATTCTGTTTTTAATTTTTATCTTTATACTCAGGTATAGGAGTAACATTAAATTTATCTTTTGGATTTTCAAGTATATAATTATCAGATAATAATACTAAATCTTTGGCGGCATGTATCACAATATCACCATTGTCGCTGAATACTATTTCTGAACCATTTTTATGTTTAATCTGAATATAATTAGTTTCATCATCAAATAATATATATCCAATTTTAGTTTTGATCTGTTTTCTATTTGGATAATTTTCTTTGATTTCTTGTGGTACTATATTATCATCTTCTCTATGTATAACACCCATCCAAACGGCTGTGTAAGGAGAATTATTTAAAAACATAACCGTAACTAAAGCTCCTATTTCAGGGACAAAGAAAAAACCTCTGTCATGATAACCATATGGAAAACTGGGTGACGCCCAAGGTAAATCATCAGTTTTTATATTACCATAAACAGTTGGTACATTTATTTTTAATCTACCTAATTTTTTAGGATCATTATTATCAACTACAGTACCAATAAATATTCCGCTGAATTTTTCCATTATATAGCACTTCCTTCTGGCTTTTCAATACCTGCAATATCAGTTTCACTACATAAAACTAAATGCATCATCGGTGCAAATGGTCTACTATGAGATTCACCATATATATATTTAACTGATGCAACATAAAAAATACCATCATAAATCTTAGTTTTACCATCCGTTTCGTTATAAATTTCAATACAATCTATAGGAGTTATATCCGGGTAAGCACCTAATGTCATTGACAACATCTTAGAGAAAGTATATATTCTATGTCTGATATTACTGATATATATTTCTTGTAAAGTTTTATCTTCTAACGCTATATTAATATATTTAGTACCAACGCCTTTATGTTGTCTATTACCTTTATTACTTTTATCATAACTTTGCTTAGTCATTTTTGTTGGTTTAGTTTGATTAAAATTTTCAAACCCTCGACCAGCACAATATAAATTATCACTACTACCATATTGCTCAACTAAATATTTAAAACTATCATCTTTTACAATTGCTGGTGCATTTTTTTGATTATCAATATATAATGCCACTGGTTGTAATTTACCTTCACTAATAGGGGAAAAATAACATTCTTCATTGAACATAAAAAAGTTATACATTAAATTACCACTTGATGATCTACTATAAGGTAAAAGAGACCTAATCATATTATAATCTGTCATTGCTGTTTGCAACCAAGTGTAAGCATAATCTGAATTAACTAATTTTTTTATTTTACCACCATTGTCAGACACTAATTTTTCTACTACTGTTGAAGTATTTACTTTACCGAATGATGCAAATTTTTCATTTAATGTCATCTTATAAAATACAGAATCAATACATTGTAAAGTTATCATCTTTGCATCTGTATAATTTTCATCATTTAATTCAGCGTGAGTTAGATTTATATTTGTCATTGTATAAGATACTACGCAAAATTTAAATGGGCCGGGGAAACAACTTTTTTTAAGTGGAATATAATACAATTCATCTTCAAACCATAATTCTATTTTTCTATCTTTAATCTCTAAATTTTCTATAGCTTTAAAATCTGTAGCTTTTTCTGATTGAATTATAATAGCAATTTCTGCATAAACAGAAGGTGTATATTGTGTTAATTGATATGTAAATAATTTCACCGGTATAGATTTATTATCATTATTATACCAAGATAATTTACATCTTATTTTATAGTCTTTAAATTTATATGGAGAAATTGTTGACATTAGATATCCTCATTACTAGCATTATAACGTAGTATATTATATTCAATATAGTCTTTAGGTAATATTCTTAATACATCACCATTTTTAATACTAAACGGATCAATAATATCATTTACCGCCATTATAACCCAAAATAATTCTGGGTTTTTATAATATTTATAAGCTATGTTATCCAATCTATTTATATCTATTTCTGTAACTTTATAAGAAGTTTCTCCATTAACATATTCAGGTATCTTAATATATTTCATGTGCATAGGAATTGTACCTATACCTTCAAATTTAAATATATCAGTATTGGCAGACATATGATGCTTGCTTTCTAAATTGTTATGTTCTAATTTATCTCCATATACTGTTGACATTAATTTAAAACCACCTTACATTGATTTATCTATTTTATTGAGAGATGATTTATAAATATCACTAACACCAAACACAGAACTAGTGTCAACCTTTTTTATGTAATCTGACATTTTAGCTGTTGAATTTAAAACGTTAGTGTTTATAATTTTACTATC